GGTTTGGATCAACTGGAGCAAAATAATGAACACATTTCAAAACTTTATTGCACTAAGTCGTTATAGTCGTTGGATTGAATCAGAAAATCGTAGAGAAACTTGGACAGAAACTGTAGATCGTTGGTGGAATTATTTTACAACTAAAGTTCCACAACTAGGATCAAGACCTGATATTAAAGACGCTATTCTAAATCTTCAGGTTCTTCCAAGTATGCGTGGTCTTATGACCGCTGGACCTGCGCTAGATAGAGATCATACTGCTCTTTACAATTGTTCTTATCTTGATATTGATTCAGTAAGATCATTCAGTAATCTTATGTATATTCTTATGTGTGGTACTGGAGTAGGATATTCTGTAGAACATCGTTGTACAGATAAACTACCAGTAGTTCCTAATAAAATTGAAAAAAATTTTAATAAGATTGTTGAAGTACAAGATTCAAGAGAAGGTTGGTGTAATGCTTTATTTAACCTACTAGCTAATCTTTATGAAGGTATTCATCCAAAGTGGGACACCAGTATGGTAAGACCAGCTGGTGCTAAGTTAAAAACATTTGGTGGCCGAGCTAGTGGTCCCGGTCCTTTAGAAGAAGTATTTAGGTTTGTAACTCAAACTTTTTATGCAGCTCAAGGTCGTAAACTAACAGCATTAGAATGCCACGATATTTGTTGTAAGATTGCTCAATCTGTTATTGTAGGTGGTGTCCGTAGATCAGCCATGATCTCCCTATCCGATCTATCAGATCGTGAGATGGCTAAGTGCAAGAGCGGATCTTGGTGGGCATCTAGCGGTCATAGAGCACTTGCTAATAACTCTGCAATCTATCAGAATCGTCCTCCCCTTGGACAATTCCTAGAGGAATGGACTGAATTGTATAACTCACACTCAGGAGAACGAGGAATATGCAATCGTCACGCAATGAGAACAATAGCGGAAAAATCTGGAAGAAGAACAGACATAGAGTATGGTACAAACCCATGTTCAGAAATAATTCTCAGACCGAATCAATTTTGCAATCTCAGTACGATTGTCTTAAAACAAGAAGATACAATTCTAACAATCAAAAAGAAAATTGAAATGGCTACCATTATTGGTACAATCCAAAGTATGTTTACCAATTTTCCATATCTTTCTAAAGAATGGGAAGATAATTGTAAAGAAGAAAGACTACTTGGAGTATCAATGACTGGTATCTTTGATAACTCTTTAATGAATGGTTCAAAGGGAATGGGTAAACTTGCCCATGCTCTTGAATCATTCAGAGAACATGCTGTAAAAGTAAACCTTGAATGGTCAGAAAAACTTGGTATTAATCCAAGTAAATCAATTACATGCATTAAGCCAGAAGGTACAACTAGTTGCCTTGCTGATTCATCTAGTGGTCTTCATCCACGATATGCTCAGTTCTATTATAGACGAGTTCGTATTGATAAGAAAGATCCTATGTATCAGTTTATGAAAGATGCTGGAGTTCCATGCGAAGATTGTGTAATGAATCCAGATTCAACTGGTATCTTTACATTTGCTCAAAAAGCTCCTCAAGATTCTATTACTCAAAAGAATCTAAGAGCTTTAGACCATCTTGAACTATGGCATACTTATCAACAATCCTATTGTCACCATAAGCCATCAATCACAGTCTCTTATGGAGATGATGAATTCCTAGCTGTAGGACAATGGGTATATGAAAACTTTAATGAAATTTCTGGTATTTCTTTCTTACCAAAGTCAGATCATGTTTATGCTCAGGCTCCATTTGAAGAAATTGATGCTAGAACTTATAATCTATATCCCAAAATAGAAGTTGATTGGTCGTTATTACAAGAATATGAAAAGACTGATTCAACAAAGTCTTCTCATGCTATGGCTTGTACTGCTGGTGCTTGTGAAATTGTAGATCTATCGTGAGGTAAATATGTATTCAAAAGAACAAATGGCAACAAGATTAAAACTTGGAGCTACTATATCAACATCAGAATTAGTTTTAGTTGTTAAATCTTTAATGGAAAAAGTGGAAGAACTTGAAAAGAAAATTGAAATATTTTCTAACAAGGATATACAAACAAAAGTAGAAACAAATGAACAAGTATCCGAGGATAGACGAGGAACTGATAAAGATACTAGAAAAGATGTATCGTCCTTTAGTTTACGATCCATCTTTAAGCAGTGAAGACTTTACTAGAGAATCAGCTTTTTCTGCTGGTCAGGTAGATGTTGTAAATAAATTAAGAAGCATGTTTGATAAACAACAAAAGGAGAGATTCAATGACTAATTTCTCATCATATTTTAATGATATTTTAAAAAGAGCTTCCGAAATTACACAGCAGAGAACCAGCAATATAGAAAAATATGCTCAAGTAAAAAGAGCAAGTGGGTTATCACAAGCAGAATATTCTGGTGGATATAAACAAACTGCTAATCAACCTCAGCAAAAATTTACTGGTAGAGAAATTGCTCAATTAAAAGCTTTAGAACAACAAGCAAAAGCGATAAATCCAAATATTACAGATAAATTAACGGCTTCTTTAAAAGATATTTCTACTGGTTTTTCTTCTTTAGAAAATAATCAATTACAAACTAAATTTCAAATAGAACGAGCTGCTAATTTAAATAATCTACTACTTGGTTCTGGTTTATTTCAAAAAGCAGCAAATGTTAATTTAGCAAATAAAAGTTCTGTTTATGTTCCCGGTCCAAATAGAAATCTTTCTGGATATCAACAATTACCAACTGGAATATCTGAAGATAATTTTAATAAACTTTTAGAAAATCCAACTTATTATAATTATCAAACAAGAAGACAAGAAAAAGTACTTAGTGATAATGAATTAAAACTTCTACAAGAAATAAATAAAAATGCAGAAGCTAAAACATCTTTATTTTCTGCTATTGATCAGAGAACAAAATCTAAAAACGCAAATGCTACAACAGCTCAACAAGCTGTTAGAAATTTTTTAAAAACAAATACAGATTTACAAGGTTTATTTTCTACTAATAGATGGGGTAATTTAGAAGGTAGTTTAACCGAAATAGAAAAAAGAAGATATAAAACAAATTTTTTAGAGGGTTTAGTGGTTGATTCAGATAATAAAAAAGAAGCATTCTTAACAAAGTTAAATGAATTAAAAAATAAAGAAAACACTTTATTACAAACAAATCTTAAAAATCCTTATCTTTCAGTTATAGATTTATCTGGTTATAAATCTCTTATAGCAGATGCAAAAGCACAAGAAGAATCTATGTTTAAAAACTTAGCTGAATATACCAATACAGCAACTCTTGGTGGTAGTTTTAATGGTGGTTATAATGTTCAGTTTAATAATATTAAATCTGGTTATGTAGATACAGCCAAAAAGTTTGGTCAGCTTGTATATAATTCATATTCTTCAGCTTATAATGAACTTGAAAAAGCAATTCAATCAGCTAAGATTAATTGGGATACAATGAATAAAACTAAAGCCTCTACTCTTAGTGGATTAGATGCTATATTAAGTACAATCCGTAGTAAAACATCAGCATCTTCTGCCCAACATTCTCTTGGAGATTCTGATTATAATCAATTAAAACGAGACTTGTTAAATCAGCAATTAGAAAGAACAACATCTTTCTCTGGTACAAGAACTCCAAAAGCAACATTTATTTCACGACCATCATAAGGAGATTAACATGGGTGGAGCACCTTCAATTCAAGGCGGTATGTCTGCTGCTGAATACGATTCAATGCTTACAAAGCAAGCTGAAATTGCTAAAGAAGCTGAAGCAACAAGACAAAAGAATTTACTAGAATATGAAAAGACTAGAAAAGAAAATGAAGCAGCACAACTTCAAGCAATGAAAGATGCTGAAAGACTTGCAGTAGAACAACAGCAAGCAGCAGAAAGTGAAATTGCATCTGAAATTAGTGCTCAAGAAGCTAATCAAGGATTAACCCAAGATCAGATTAAAAAGTTAACTGATACCTATGGTTCATTATATCAAGGATTAGAAAATTTCTTACAAAGACCACAAGGTTAATAGGTGATAAATATGGCAGAACAAACATTAGCTGAACGCTTTAGAACACTAGATGGTAGAAGACAGTACCGAATCGACATCGCTAGAAAGTGTGCTAGCTTAACTATTCCTTCTGTTCTGCCACCACGGGGTTGGGCTGAAGATGCAAATCTACCTCAACCTTACTCATCTATAGCAAGCCGTGGAGTAACTGCAATGGCTAGCAGAATGTTATCTGCTCTAATGCCATTAAATGATTCTCCATTCTTTAAGTTTGGTTTAAAAAATGGTGCAGAACCAACTCCAGAAATTAAATCCTATCTTGAAACACTTAGTTTTCAAGTATATAACAAAATAGTAACCAATAATCTAAGAGATACTATTTTCCAAGCATTACAACATCTTATAATTGTTGGAGATGTAATGACAATTATGGATGATGATTTTTCATTTAGAAATCTTAGAATTGATCAATATGTAATTCAACGAAATGTTCACGGTAAAGTAATTGAAATTATATATCTAGAATATATTCCAATTGATCCAGTTGAAGATTATATTGAACAATCAAACGGTGGTAATCTTGAAACAAGAAAAGGTTATAAAACTCTTTATTGTCAATATACTTTAGATGAAGATGATAAAACTTGGTTAGGAAGAAAAGAAGATGAAAATGGTGAAGTTTATTCATCTGGTGAATATACAGTATTACCTTTAATTCCACTAAGATGGTATGGTATTGTTGGTGAAAACTATGGTAGATCCCATTGTGAAGATATTCTTGGTGATTTAACAAGCCTAGAGAACTATACACAAGCTCATATTGAAGGTATGGCTGCTGGTTCTACTTTCTGGATTGGAGTTGATCCAAGTGGACTAACAGAAATAGACGATATTTCATCGGCAAGTAATGGTTCTTTTGTTCCAGCAAAGCAACAAGATGTATTTTGTATTAGTCCAGCAAATACATTAAATCCACAAATTGCATCTACTCAAGCCGCTGTTCAAGAAATGCGTACAGAGGTTGCTGAAGCTTTCCTAATGACTAGAGGAGCCTTACCAACTGGTGATCGAGTTACTGCAACCGCAGTTAGAATGATTGGCTCAGAACTAGAAACAGTTCTTGGTGGTGCTTTCTCAGCCATTGCTAGAGAACTAATGGAACCAATAGTTAAAAGAGCAGTCTTTATCATGTTAACAAATGGTGACATGGATGAAAGAATGAATGAACAATTCTTTGAAAAAGACGGCACTCTAAATGTAGAAATTGTTACTGGTCTACAAGCATTAAGCAGAGACTCAGATTTACAAAAGTTAATGCAAATGGGTGATATGGTTAGAAACCTTCCACCAGATGCTTTAAGAACATTTAGATGGGATGCTTATTCAAGAGCTTTAATTTCATCTTTAGGTTTTGATCCAAGAATGTGGGTTAAAACTGAAAATGAACTAGCAAAAGAACAAGCTATGATGCAACAGCAAGCCGCTCAACAGCAAGCTGGACAAGCCGCATCTGCTGGTATTATTAATACAGCAACACAAGCAGCACAACAAGATATCCAACAAAACGGTGGACAAGGTATTGCTCAGGTTGCCCAACAACTAGGAATTAATCTATGAAAAAGAAATTAAATAAAGCTAGTATGCCTTGTAATAAACCACGCAAATCTCCTAATCCAAATAAAAAGCGTGTTGTAAAAGCTTGTGCTAATGGTCAAGAAAAGATTATTCATTATGGTGCTACTGGTTATGGTCATAACTATTCATCAAAAGCCCGTAAATCTTTTAAAGCAAGACATAATTGTTCTAGTGCAACCAATAAACTAACGGCAAGATATTGGGCTTGTAAAAACCTATGGGCTGGTCCCGGTGGTTCTAAAGCCAGTTGTCCAAAAGGTAGAAAGTGTAAGAAATAATGCCATTTAAATCTAAACAACAAGCAAAGTTTATGTTTGCTACGCATCCAAAGATAGCAAAAAAATGGGCAAAGAAAACAAGTTCAATGAAGTCTTTGCCTAAATATGCTAAGAAAAAGAAAAAGAAATGAAAAAGAAAAAGAAACCATTAGATGCTTGTGCTAGAGCAGCTAAGGCTGCTTATAAAGTATGGCCTAGTGCTTATGCTAGTGGTGCTGCTGTTCAATGTCGCAAAGGTAAGGGATTTCTAGCAAAGCGAGTTCGCCGTGGCAAGTAAGTTTTCTTTAGAAAAGAAAAAAGGATTACATGGTTGGTTTAGTCGTAATAAAGGAAAGGGATGGATAGACTGCAAGACTGGTAAACCTTGTGGTAGATCTGGTTCTAAAGACAAGCGTAAGGGATATCCTGCTTGCCGTCCTACTAAATCAATGTGTAATAAAAAAGGTACACGAAGAAAAAACTCATCAAAAAGGGTGTCTTGGAAATGAAGACTAAATTCAAATGCAATTGCGGAACAACAACGAGAATGACGGGGAAGCAAGCAGAATCAAAGAAGAATATGACAGCTTCCTCAAAGATGAAGAAGTCCTCAAAGCGTTAAAAAAAATAAAGATGAAATATAATAAACTTCTGAAAAAACTAAAGGATGGTGAAATATGAGTGATTATCTAAATGCTTTAGTTGAATCAGAAAAGTTTTATATTCTTCCAGTATGTAATTTATCTATTAACCCAAATACTCTAGATCCAGAAGCAAATACTGGAGATGAGTTTTGGACTGAGTGGACAACAACTGGTTATAATATAGGAACAACTGGTGGTGCAAATCTTGGACAATATAATGATAACTTTGAAGAAATAGTTATTCCAAGTTATATAAAACAAATAGGCATTGACTATATTTCATTTAGTTCTACTCCATCTGGAGCTGCTACAACTGGTGGTCAAGATGTTAATTCTATTGTGTGTAATCTTGTTTATGAGATTTCTAATGGATTAAATCCTTTTATTTTAGGTGATAACACAGAAGTTGATCTTAATGAAGAAACAAAATACTATGTTCAACTTAAAGCTAAAAATGGTAAATTAATTCGTATTGATTTTAAAAATCTATATTCAATACGAGATATTATTCAAACATTTTCAGACTTTATTCCAGCACCAACAGAATCACCAGATAAAAATAATAAAGCTCATCCATATAATATTACTTTATGGAAAAAGTTTTTAATTAGTTCTTCAACAAATAAAGATCTTTTTATAAAAAACAATTCGTTGCCACCCGGTTGCAATGAATATATTAACCCATACTATATTCCATAAGGATAAAATATGTCTAATTATTTAACAGCAACAGTTAAAAACGAATATTTTTATGTATTACCAGTTTGTAATTTATTACCATACAACTCAGGAACAACTGGAGTTGGTAGTATTACTGGTAACAATTCAACATTATATTCAACCACAGCTCTTAGTATAACTATTCCAGATTATGTTAAAAGTCTAGATACAGATTATATTTCATTTGGTGCTAATCCCGGAGCAACCACACAACTACCATCTAATGTTGTTGTTGCACAGATTGTATATGATACTGGTTTTGCATCTAATTTTGATGTTATTAATTCTAGTGGAACTTCAGTAACTCTTAATACAAGTTCTGAATATATTGTTGAAATACGAGTTCCTAATGGTGAACTATTACCAATAGATATTAAAAACATTAAAAGAATTCAAACTAGTTCTATTGGGGCTTCTTCTACATGGATTGCTGCTCCAACAAATATTACACTATGGAAACGCTTTATTAAATCAGATTCAACAAATAAGGATACTTTTGTTCAAGATGGCAAACTTCCATCTGGTCCAAATGCTACAACACCATGATTAAAAGAAACTATAAAAAAGAATATGCTAAATATCACGGTACTGCTGCTTATCGTAAGCGAAGATCTCTAAGAGTAACGGCTCGCCGTAAACTAGAAAAACAAGGCCGTGTTCGTAAAGGTGATGGCAAAGATGTCGATCACAAAAGGGCGTTATCTAAAGGTGGTACTAATAGTCTAAGAAACCTTAGAGTAGTATCCCGACGCACAAATCGTCGTAAAGACAATAACTAAGGAGTTTGTATGACAGAAGAAACCAATGAGACTCAACAATTTGAATATCAACAACCACCAGTAGTAGCTGAGGCTGATAATCAAGTTAAAAAAGTTGAACAATCTCCAGTCTCTAGTCCAGAAGAAGTTCAAGTAGCAAGAGAGCGTGTTGCATTTGAAACTTATGTAAAAAACCAAGGTCTTGAAATCCCAAAAAATTTTAAAGACTCTAATGCTTGGTTTGACTCATTAAAAAACGCTCAAAAAGAATATACTAAGGCTCGTCAGGAAATTGCAGATCTTAAAAAAACATATGAAAAAACTGGTGCTGTAAACCAAAACTATGTTGATCCTGCATCTGAAGTAACTAATAACCAATTAGATCCAGAGCCTCAAGTAGAAACTATTCCAGAAGAATTAAGAATTCCCGAAATTCAAAAAAAGGAAGAACAAATTAAATCAACTCCTTCTGTTATTTCAGAAGAAGACTGGTCTAAGTGGTCTATGGAAGTAGCTGTTAGTAATAAACTATCTGATGAAACAGTTTCAGAAATTAAAACTAAAACTGGATTTACTGATAGAATGATTACAGATTATGTAGAGGGACAAAGAGCAAGATCCCGAGAAGCCTTTGGTAAGGCTGCTGATGTTGTAGGTAGTAGAGAAAAGTTGTCATCTATCTTTACATGGGCTGCAAAGACAATGACACCACAACAGCAAGCAGAAATTAATGCAAACCTAGCTAGCCCAAGTTGGGAAATTGCATTACTTGGTCTGCAAGCTAAATATGATAAAGCTACTGTAAACACAGCTAAGGGTAAAGAAATGCCAGCTAATAAAAAACAAGTCAATGTGGCTTCAACAAAGCAGGCACTTCAACCCTATAAGACAAAGCGCGAATTCTATGCTGACAGAGGCAATCCAAGATATGGATCGGATGCCAAATTCCGTCAAGCAGTTGAACAGCGTATAATGATGACGGATATAACCCGTCTTCCAAACTAAGTTTAGTTATAAAGAAAATCCCCCTTATGGTAATGGATATCAATATAACAAAACAAACATTAAAGAGACTCCTTTTGGAAAAATCATTTTTAATGTTAGTTTAAGATTTGTCACTTGTTCTATTTATTTTATTTACTATAAACTTAAACTAATAAGGAGACTTTAACTATGGCACAATATCCCGGTGACTTGGCTCATACTGATCTCGTAATGCGTACCGATGTAACCGCTAATCCACTAGGTGGAGCAGCTGGTGCTAACAAGCTATGGCTACCACTATGGAGCGGTGAAGTAATTCACGCTTACGATCAATACAATATGTTTGAAAACATGATTACTACTAAGACCCTAACTGGTGGTTATTCTTACGAATTCCCAGTTACTGGTACTATCGCTCTAAATCCAGCATGGGATGCAGGCGAAGAACTACTTGGTGGTGATGCTAGCAGCACAACTTTCAAGGTAAATCTTGATAAGCGTCCAATGGCCGCTCACTTTGAATGCGATAATGTCGATCTTCTAGTAACTCAATGGGATTACCGTAGCGAGCTAGCTCGTCAATCAGGTCTTACCCTAGCTAATACTAGAGATCGTCAGCTAGCTGTATCTCTACTTGCAGCCTGTGCAGTAGATTCACTAAACAGTGATCCTAGAGGCACTGATTTTACTACCAATGCTTTCCAAGCACCAAAAGTAGTCCATGCTTCAACTACCGCTGCCAATGTAACTGATGCAGAAGCATTAGTTCTTCTACAAAAGATTGAAGATTATCTAGTAACTTGTCAGGAAAACGACCTACCAGTACAAAATGTATATTGTGCTGTAACTCCAAAGGTATTCCAGACAATCCGTGCTCTAGGTATTCCAAGAGCAAATACTGCATATTCAAACTCACCACTATTTGGTGCTTCAGACAACTGGGGTGGTAATGGTTCTCAAATCAGTATGGGAATGAATATGATGACTGATAGTTTAGATTATATGGGTGTAAAGATTGTTAAAACCAATCACATTCCAAAGACCAATCTTGCTGCTTCAGCAAGCACTTCAATTGGTTCAAGCAAGTATAATCTTAACTTTGCTTCTGCTGCTTATAACAACGCTACTGCTCAAGGTTTTAGTGCTTTCAGCGTTTACGGTATTCTATTCCAGCCAGAAGCAGTTGCTGGTCTATCACTACAGGGTATGAAGGTTGACACCGTACAGGATGTCCGTCGTAATACTCAGTTTACCGTTGCTAGCATGATGAAGGGTACTGGCATAATTCGACCAGAACTATGCTGCGCCCTTATTTCAGGTGCTGCTACAGACTCAACTATTGATCGTGCATCTCTACGAGATCACCTTAATGGTTGGGGTGTAAGTGGTACTGCCAAGCATGATAACCTAACCAATGGTTTCAGCGCAGAATACGCCGTAACCAGCTGATAATGATTAATCTTACTGTTAATATCGTTTATTTAGTTAAACAAGATTGACAGGAGGTGATCTAACATCTACCCCCGGCTCCCTTAAGTGGGAGTCGGGTGGTTTTTTTCTAAGGAGGCTATATGGGTTTTATAACCAAGCTACAGGCAATTAATCAAATGTTATTAACGGCTGGCGAATCTCTAGTAGCCGACCTAAACGAAAGTTCTGGTATTGATACAGGAATTGCTGAAACAATTCTAGAACAATCAAGTCTAGATATCCAAATGAGAGGTCTAGCTAATAACAAATTAGTACGAAAATTTAATCCAGACTCAACAGGTAAGATTATCTTTGATTCTGGTGATTCTGATGAAGAAGGTATAATCTCAGCAGAGCTAATATCATGGCATTTAAATACAGACGGTCTTAAAATAACCGCAAAACTACTTAGTGATAATCCACCAAGATTATATAACTATACAGACGAAACAGATGTATGGACTACTGGTGATTATTATGTTGAAGTAATTAAAAAATTAAGATGGGAGCATCTTGATACTCCAGTTCAAAGAGCTATTATGGCTAGTGCTATGAGACAATATCAGATCATTACACAAGGTGATGGTGAAGCTGATAGATATCTTGAATACAATGAACAGATGTTTCACCTAAAAGGTAAGGCTTCTGATATTAACGATAAGAAACGAAATATCTTCCATACTGGAGATGCTAATGTTCGTGGTGCAGTATTTAGAAACCCATACATTTATGATCCATCAAGATACCGTTATTGGAGAGGAGATAGATAATGCCACCAATGAGAAGAAGACCACCCGGATCTAAGGCTAGTACTAGAATCCCTATTTTGAGTTTATCTAGCGGTGTATCAACCCAAGCACCAAGCAAAAGACTTCCACTAGAAGCAGAAGTTATGGATAATGCTTTAATTTCATTAGAAAGATCTTTTGAAAAAAGACCCGGATTTGAAATTCTTCCACAGATTTCTTTTACAGGAAATAATTCATTAGCTGATTCAAACCGTTTAGATTTATTTAGATGTGTTGAAAATTTAGCACAAGATGCTAATAAAGATTTCTGGTGGTATTGGTTTACTATTAATGAAAATAACAGATTCTTAATTGGTATTGATTATAAAGCTAGTGCTGCTAATTCAGTTTTATTTTATGTATTTAAAATAAACGCAACCAATTGGGAAGATATTACACCAACAACAGCAACAAACCAACAAGGAACAACTATTGTTTCTACTTCAACTAGAGAATATATTACTTATGGTAATGCTTCATATAAAGCAAGAGATGTTTTAAAAGCAACTACAGTTGGTTCTAGTATTATTGTATTAAATACTTTAGTAAAGGCTGGTTTTACCTCTAGTGATAATGGATTCTTGTTTAATCTTGATGGTACAGAATCAACTACATTAGATACTAAAGGTAAAAAAGTAACTTATTATACCTCAAGTAGAGTATCAGGAACAACAGGTAGTCTTGAAACAAATTCATCTTCAAGTACTTCTACAATTTCTATAACAGGAAATGCAGTTCCAGATCCATTTACATGTGCTACTATTATTCCAGATACTTCAATATTAAATCAAACAGTATTATTTTATAATTCTTCTGCTAGTACTTCAGCCGCAAACTCAAAGTATTTAACAGGAACAGTAACTAATATTTACAATAGCGATGCAAATACATTAAAGTTTGCTGATACACCAGTTGCTTTTAAACAAACAACAACATCATCCTTTACAGGAAGTTCTATTTTAAATACTACAGTTACTTTAACAACTAATGCAACTATTCCATCACAAGTAGCTGCTAATCAAAATGTTCTTGTTTGGGTTGATACCGATAATTATTTTACTGGTACTATTACATCAGCGTCTAGCACAAGCCTTGTTCTTAAAGTTAATTTTGTAAGCCCAACTTTAAAAGCAGCAACTACAGCAAATACAGCAACAAAAAATATTGGATATGAGTGTATGACGGTAGATGTTAATTACATTAGTCCAACTCTTTTAGCAGATACTGTAGCAAACTCTACATGGACTATTTTGTGGGGTGTATTTGTTCCAGTAGAAGACTTTGTTTACAAGGACTCAACACAACCTTGGCTTGGACAGTCTTTCGCAGACTTTAGTGAAATTAGATTCCCACCAGAAGCAACAGAAGTATACGCAAATAACGGAAACTTTGTTGGTGCGTATACCATTGATGAGTCAGCAAAAACAATGCTTGATGCCTTATATGATTCTGATCATCCACTAGAATCACAAAGTGCACTTAATGGTAGAGGTAAAATTTATTATACAGCAGGACCATACCTAAGTCAAACTTCTGGTTATTATAGAATAGTTAATTTTCCAGAATCTATATCTTATAAAGACGGCTCTACTAGAATAAATGGTAAAGGTAGACCCTATACACAAAAGGTTCGTTCTCCAGACTTATACTCTGTTATTGATGAGCGAAGAATGCCACAAAAGCTTACATTTAATGAAGCACCAACAGGTATAAATAGTGACTGGGTATTTGCTCCAATTGCATGGGAACCAAAAACAACTGGTAATAGATATTCTAATCCCGGTCCAAGTGTATTCTTAACTGCTGATAAAAAAACAGCAAGACAAGTAAGAATTAATGCAATTGCAACATTTAGAGATCGTCTATATTTTGCTGCTGAAGATGTTATCTTTTCAACGCAATTAGGTATTTATGAAGACCTATTCTTAGCAGATCCTAGTAACATTGTATCATCAGACCCAATAGATATTAGAGCATCTTCTAAAACATATGCTGAAATTTCATCTATTACTCCCTTCAGTGATTTCTTATTTATCAATACAAAGGGTGACATTCAGTTTGAATTGAGAGGTTCTGAAAATCAAATTACTCCACTTACAGCCCAAATAGCACCAACATCTTTCTACGCTACAGCTAAATTAACAGATCCTATTCTAATGGGTTCTTTAATTTATTTCTTTGATAAGCGTAGATTATATATGTACATGACTCAACAAAGTGGATCATTAAGTACTGCTCAAGAAATCTCAAGTCATTGTGGTGATTATTTACCAACAAACTATAGAGCAACTTGTTCATGTCCAGCTCAGAATACCATTGTAACAGTAGATGATGATAATCCAAATTATCTATATCTATATACTAATAGATTTTCCGGTGACAAAGTATTACAAAATGCTTTCTATAGATATATCCTAGAAACAGGAAATGAAATTGAATCTAGTCAGGTATATGATAATTATCTACACCTCGTTATTAAAAAGAAATCTCAAGATGGTTTAAAATACGAATATTATATTCAAAGAACTTATCTACAAAAGCAAGATAAAGGAATTCCAAAATTAGATAATTATTGTTTAATTAATTTATATGAAAATTCCAATTGTTCTTATAACACATCTACAAACGAAACAAGATTCAATGTAGTATTTCCATATTCTTTTGATCCAAGTAAGGTTCTTTTAATAACAGATCCTAGTGATTCAAAATGGGGAGAAAGAAAATATACTGTAATTAAACCAGATTATGTAGCTAATGCCAATGGTATTGGTTATATCTTCTCAGTAAATGGAAACTATGTAGTTAATCAAGCTAGATTATATATTGGTACTAAGTTTACAATGAATGTTGAACTAAGTACTCAGTTTGTAAGAGATCAAAATAACAATGTTATTGATGGTGTTCTAAATTTAAAAACACTTACATTAAGACACGCAGATACTGGAAATTATGATATTATTGCAACAAGAAGAGGTAAATCAGTTATTCAGTCTAAATTCTCTGCTCTAATAACTAATAATAATCTAGATTCTCTTAGTATTGAGAATACAGAAAAGAGTGGAGAGTTTGTTGCAAAAGTATTTGGATTCTCTGATACAACAAGAATTCAAATAGTTTCTGATTATCCAACACCAGTAAATATTATTAACATGGAACTTAAAGGTAAGTTTACTCAAACATATACTTCCTTAAATACTTAATAGGAGCCTAAAGAAATGCCTACTAATGCTTTATTAAAAACAAATGTAAGTGGAACTTGGAATTCATCAACAGGTTTATCTTACTCACAAATACCAACTATATCAGGAATTGCTCACAAGGATCAGTTAGAAGTTGAAAGAATTTTTACTGTACCAAGCGGAACAATCCTAACACAAGAAGACTTTAGAAAAATTTATATTATTGCTTCAAATAACTATACAGTTGATGAAACCAATAAAAAGATTACCGCATTCTCAGCAAGTTTCCCTTCATATACTACTGTAGGTGGTGTAACTATTACAGTACCTGCAATTACAAATGGTGCTGCTATTTCAATAAGAAGAAAGAGCATTACCAGTGAAGCATTAGTTAGTTGGGTTGATGGTACTAGACTTACTGCTAGCCAACTAAATCTTCAGACATCTCAATTAATAAGCGTTGTTCAAGAAATTCTTGATAGAATGAATTATGAGTTTGTTACCGCTACAGATCTAGATTATAACTTTGGTTACAAGTGGTCAACAAGAACTTGGGTTGAAGGAAGACTTGGTGCTATTTCAACCGATGTTAAAACTTATATTGATGCTGCTGACACAAACTTACAAAATCAAATTACAGCAGCTGTTGGTGTAAATACAACACAAAACGGTAGACTTGATGCTATTGAATCACTAAATACATCACAAACATCTAGTATTAATACACTAAATACAAGAGTAAGCCCATCTACCAGTCTTACTGGAACATACTCAGCATCTAATCTTTCAGCAGCAGTAAATGGTCTAGATACCAGAGTAACCTCTGTCGAATCTACAAATACAACTCAAGGTAATAATATTACTGCGCTACAAAGTAAGGTTGATGTTTCAACAGCTTTATCTAATAGCTATGTTAGTCTAACTGCTGGAGTAAATGATTTACATTCAAGAGTATCTGCAACAGAAGCTACCAATACAACCCAAACAAGCAATATCTCAGCACTACAGACAAAGGTTGGTGCTGGTACTGTAACTGGTACTATTGTTGCTAATGGTTCTGATATTATTACAGCAGTAAATGCTATTGATGATTATGTAACCAACGCAGTAACAACCAGTACAAACACCATCTTTAATGGTCATGCTCAGGGTAGAATTGTATATGCTGGTGCTAACGGAACTAAAGATAGCACAGCAAACTTTACAATTACCCCTAGTGGCACTAGTCCAACAGTACTAACACTAGCAGGAAATCTATCACAAACTGGTAATATTACTCAAACAGGTAATACAAATATTACTGGTAATCTAACACAAACAAGTGGAACACTTAGTTTAACAGGCAACGCTGGTTCATTACTAAGTCTAACTGGTACTATTACGCTAAATGCTGGTACTGGAACTGTACCAACTATTACTGGAGCTGCCTCACAGAAGATTATTGCTTTTAAAAACTCAAGTGCAGTTGAAGTAAATGCTATTGACCAATATGGTAATCTTACTGGTAGAGCCACAGCAACTTATGGCTCTAGTTCACCAACAAATCCAATTGCTGGTACTATTTGGTATGATTCAGCTAATACTGCTTTTAAGATTTATAATGGAAGTGCTTGGACTCAGATTAGTACTACAACCCTAGCTAATTATGTTGGTCTTTCTGGTAATGAAACTGTTGCTGGAAATAAAACCTTCAGTGGAGATACAGTTTTAGGAAACGGTACAGCAACATTACCACTAAAGGTAAATAGAACAACAAATGGAAATATTGCTGAATTCTGGGAAACAGATGGTACTAATAACCCAAGATTAGTTATTTCTGCTGATTCTGCTGTTGGTATTACTTTACAAGAAACATATTCAAATGCTGCAAATAACCTAATCTTTAAAATTGGATCTACTGAAGCAGCTAGATTTAATGGACTTAATTTTGGTATTGGTACTACAGCACCTAAAGCAAAACTAGATGTTTCAACAGCTTATACTGGTACATTTACAACTAAAAAACTATATAAAACTTGGAAACAAGTACCAAATAGTCATGGCCACACAAGTTATTCACACTGTTATCTAAAATTATTTAGATTACCAGAAGCTATTGCAGATAGTTGGAATAACACAGCGTTTACAATATGTGGTACTATGATGGTTAATAGAGGAAATGATTTAGGTATTACAACAAGTCAATATCTCTATATAAGTAAAGCTTATTCTACAACAGGATATAGTGCAGCATTACTAGAAGGATGTGTTCATTATGGTTATATTGGATTTGAACCAACACAAGGAAGTCAAGAAACATTACAACTTGTTAAAGTAAACGATGGTGGTGTTGATTGGGTATGTCTATATTATTATTCTACTGGTGCAAATATAGATGTTTGGACTTTTGATGGTGTTCTTCATTTTAATGATGCTGCTATTTCAGATAATAAACATTGTTTTGATTTAGCAGACCCAACCCTAATTCTTGGTCCAACATTAACAGGAGGACCCCTCCCAACATCAGTACTGCACACAACACTTGCCTATACTGGTCGTAGAGTAGAACTTGGTGACTTTGCTGGTACTGCTATGTCAATTGGTAGTGGTGAAGATGCTTCTTCATTCGGTAGTGCTCCACTAATCGTAACAAACGATGGAGTTACAAACCTAGCAATTAGAGATTCTACAAATGATGTAGAATTAATAAATTGTGTAAACTCAACTGGTGGATTTATAGGATCTTATACAAACCACCCACTAGAAATTAGAACAAACAATACTAGTAAGATTAGAGTTGAAACTAGTGGTCAGGTTGAAATTGGTGCTTCAGCTATAGCAAACACACAATCTACTACAAACCTTAGTGTAAGAGGCGGTGCTAGCGGAAATGGTCTAGAATGGGGACATTCTAATCAAGCTGGATATAATAACACACTTGGACAACTAACAGGTAATGGTGGTGGTTTTATTGCATTCAGTGCAGAACATGGAACTAATGCAAATACCTTTAGAACTAGAGGTATTAAGGGTGCTGGTATTGTCTCTGATAATAATGGTGGTCTATATTTAGGAACCTTAGCTACAGCAAGTGCAGATAACCAAACAATGGACTATAGAGCACGGTTATTTAATAACGGTGACTTTGCTATAGATACAAGTACTTTATTTGTTGATGCTACAAACCATAGAGTTGGTATTAATACAGCTTCTCCGTCAACAACATTAGAAGTTTCTGGTCCAACAAAACTAGTTCAAAATGCCACAACTTTATATTTATATGGAACAGATCATAGCTATCTTTCATTCTATCCAAGAGGACAAGCAGAAGGTCGTAAAGCATATATTGGTTTTGGTGGAGCATCTACTACAAATCTAACTATTTCAAATGAAGATACTGGAGCTATTCACATATTAAATGGAGCAGCAACAAGACTTAGTATTGCTAACAATGGTAATACTGAAATAGATGGAACTACTTTCTTTGTTGATGCTGTTAACAATAGAATTGGTATGGGTACTACAGCTCCAACAGATGAACTTAATATTAATACAGCTGATGATGTAATTACTAAACTATCAGGTTATGGCGGTACTCATCGTAGTTATTGGGGTGTAAACTCAGTTTCTCCTTGGATTGGTACTGAAACAGCCCATGATTTTAGATTGATTACCAATGCAACAGAAAAGATGAGAATTAGTTCTAGTGGTCTTGTTGGAATTGGTGGAGCTAGTACTGGTACAAAATTAGAAGTAATGTGTACTGGAACTGGTAGTGATGGTATTAATATAAAAAACACTGGTAACTCAGCCTACGGTTCTCTACATATTCAAGGAACAACTGGTGGAGTTGGAAGTTGGGCTAATGGATTTGTAATTGAAGGTGTTCCAGCATCCACAGGAAATACAATTCTTTCATCTTATAATAACTCTCTTGTATTCCAAACTGGAACATCAAGAACACAAAGAATGAGTATTGATTCTACTGGTATTATTAGTATCGCTGGACCAACCACATTTAATGATAATGTTACTATAGCATCTACAAAGAAACTAGTAACCCCTACAGTACAAACAGATGTAATTCAAAGTACTGGTACTTTAGAATTCCGTGGTGATTATGATGCTACTGGTGGTACTACAGCAGATATGACTATTAATGCTAGTGGTGTAGTTGTATTTAACCAACCACCACTATATGGGGCAGTTCCATTATCATATCCAGAAACAGAAGTATTTGCACAAGCTGCTGGAGCTTCTACTGGGTTTAGGTTTAATACAAATTATACACAACACGATCCAGCTAACTTTCCACAAACTAGATATATAAAACAAGGAAGATTTGTAACAGTAAGTGGTGCTATTAAAGCAACAACTACTAGAGCACACAGTGAAACAGAATATCAACTTTTAGGTTTACCAGCACCAGCACAATTAGTTTGTGGTTTAGCTACAGGTGTTGTATTCGCAAATTCTGTACATAGTCATAATACTTGTTTATTAAAAATTGATACAAGTGGACGGCTTTATTTTACACAACTACAAACAGGACAAACAACTCAAGTACTGCCAAGTATTCGTACAGATACTTGGTTAACTTTTAATATAACATATATGACAGCAGCATAAGGAATTTTAATATGCCAGATAATCAAATATCAGTCTATGTTGCTTTTATGCAACTAGCAATTCTAACAATAGGAGTAGTAACCGTAATTCTAAGAATGGGTAAAAGAGATGCTATGATTGATCGTAGTATGGACGAATTATTGGTACTAAAAGATATTGCAAAAGACCTTGTTAAAACAGATATTGAACAAGGTAAAAATATTATTATGGTAATGAGTGAATTAAAAGAACTTAGACATCGTATAGAAATTTTAGAAAAAATTAGATATGAATAAATTATTCTTAACTATGTTGTTACTATGTGGTTGCTCTTCTGTTAATCAGATATCTACTAGTAACCATATAGTTCAAGAAAACGCAATTAAAATTCTTGATACTCAAGATATAACTATTGCTCATAAACACGCGGAAATTATTTTAGGTGAAACAAAAGATATAGCAGATGCCATTAGTGGAGTTAAAGATATTACCCCTTGGTGGGCTTCTTTAATTCAATATGGATTTATCTCTATTATCTTTATTGGTATTGTAATCATTCTATGGCAGACAGGTATAGGCCAAGCTATCCGTCTTGCCATAGGATGGATACCAAGTAATAAAAAGAAAGAAGCTGCTCTAGCTCAATCTGTATTAGATGAATCTAAACCAGAGGGTATTAGAGAATGGATTGCAGCCAAGCGTCTTAGTGATCCAGAATTTGATGCTGCATGGAGAAAGGAAAATAACAATGCCGGGAAAAAGACCGATTGATATTGGACAACATTCAGCAGACCGTGGTATTCTAAAAAGAAATACTACTGGAGTAATTCATAATCTTAAAGAAGAAAATCTTTCTGGTTTTGCTAGTAAAGAAAACTCTTTGGGTCAGTTTGGTGCTACTACTTCAGCAGAACTAGCAGCAGTAATCACAGATGAATCTGGAACAGGTAATTTAGTATTTGGTACAAGCCCAACACTAAATGAACCAGTTATTAACACTATAAAGTTAGACACAACATCTAAAATAATTACAGCATCTTTACTAACAGGAAGTACAACTATTGTTCCAATTATGTCTTTTCCTCTATACAAAGGAAATCTATTAACTAATGATTATGATGTAATAGGTTCAATTGAGTTTACTGTTCAAACAGAAGTCGGTGATACTACAGGAACAGCATTACCCGGAAAACTAACTAAAAGAAAAATAACAAAAATATTGGCTGCTTTAAATCACGATTATGAAGATACTAGTATTGCTCAATCTCCTAGTGTTAACTTTGTAGAATATGGTAATACATATGTAACTGCTTCAGATTTTGCAGTCTATAGTGTAGTTTATGATTCTACTGATCAACAATTTGAATTCCGCGTAGCTCCATTATTAACAAATACTATGTTACATAGAGTAACTGCTATATGTACTTTAGGTATTGATAAACTATGGAGTACTGGTTTTATTGCACAATAATAAGGAGCATACATGGCTATTCAAAGATTAAACGGAAGAGCTGGTTTTTCTATAAACCACCCACCAGTAGATCTTATAGATAATGTTGGTAATTATACAACAACTACTGGAGATATAAATGCAGTTAATGGTGTTTATACTGGTAATGTTTCAGCTTCTAGGTTTGATGGTGATTTCGTAGGTGAAATTCAAATTAACTGCAAGAATACTAGTGGTTCAATTATTCCAACAGGATATCCAGTATATATTACTGGTACAGTAGGTGCTACAAATGTTCTTGAAGTATCTCCTGCCGATGCTGGAGATTCCGCAAAAATGCCAGCAGTTGGTTTAACTTCAACTGAAATAGGAATAAATCAAACTGGGTATGTAACTATTCTTGGTGTTGTTCAGAATATGAATACTAATAGTTATGCTGTAGGTCAAACCATGTTTGTTGCAGTAGGTGGTGGTCTTACAAATATAAAGCCAACTGGTGCTACTCAGTTAATTCAAAACATTGGTAGAGTTGGTAGAGTTAATACTAATAATGGTGAAATCATTGTATCCGGTTCTGGTAGAACTAATGATGTTCCTAATATTATTACTGTAAGAGATAGCATAGTATTTCCAGATTTAACAACTCAAACAACCGCAGCTAAAGTACCAGATTATTTATTATTTAATTTAGGAATTATTTAAGGAGATACTAGATGGCAACAACAGCTCAATATGTTTCAACACCAGTAATAGAAGTTTCACAAGTTACAACAGCAGATACTAGCAGAACCTCACCAACAACAACATCTTTAATTTGTGAAGGCCCATCTGTAGCTTCAGCTTCTGGAGTAGGTAAAAGAATTCTTCGTATTATTATTAATGCGGTAGGTAATACAACAGCAGGCGCAGTTAGAATTTGGGTTTCTACTGATGGAGGTACAACTAAGCGTCTACTTGTTGAGAGAGTTATTCCAGCTATTACTGCAACTGCTGGTACTACTCCTCCATATAGATCTGAAGTACCTGAATTAGTAGGTCTAGTTCTTCCCGGTACAGTTAGCAGCAACGCAACAAATCTATACGCATCTACAAATGTTTCTGAAACTTTTAATATTATTGTAGAAAGTGGTACACTATGAACTTAGGATTTTTTGGTTTTCCTTCTCAAAGCCCAAATGAAGGTATTAATATTCAAGAGTTTGACTCTAGTGGGTTTTGGAGAAAACCAAAAGGTGCTAAACTAGTGTGGGTATATCTTGTTGGTGCTGGAGGTGGTGGAGGTGGAGGAATGGGTAGAGCAAGTACTGCTTCGGCTGGTTCTGGTGGAGGAGGCGGTAGTGGAGGTAGCGGTGGATGGATGTTTTATCCAGCTTCCTTTTTACCAGATCTTTGCGAAGTAATAATAGGTGCTGGTGGAAACGGTGGTGCTGGTGGTTCAACCGCAAACGGTACTGTTGGTTCTGCTGGTGGTGAAAGTGTATTTGGTAGACCACCCGGATTCTCTGCTATCTTTAATAATCCAACAGTATATGGCTTTTATGCCAGAGCTGGTTTGGGTGGCGGTGGTGGAACAACTGGAGCCGCATCAGGTGGAGCAACTAGAGGATTTAATGGTCTTGCTTCTGGTGCTGGAGGTGCAGCATCGCTAACAGCAAACGCTTCAAATGCAGCTATACCCGGTCTTACTGGACCCGGTGGTGGAGCTGGTGGTTCTGTTGCTATTACTACAGGAACAGCCTATAATGGTGCTCAGGGTGCTCTGGGATCAAATCCAGATACATCAGGTGGTGGAGGAGGTGGAAGAGCTGGTAATGCTAATGGAACAGCTGGTACTGCTGGAACATTCCCAGATACAAGTACAACATATATTGATGGCGGTTCAGCTCCTTGGGATATTGTTACCACTCAATACTATGGCTCTACTGGTTATACTAATGATAATCTTCTATTTAACTTCCAAGAAGGAGCTGGATATGGTGGTGGAGGAGGAGGAGCCAGATCTAACTCATCAACTAGTACTTTAACAGCAGGAGCAGGAGGAGCTGGTTGGAGAGGTGGAGGTGGAGGCGGTGGGGGTGCTTGTGAAAATGTTGGTGGTGGTGCTGCTGTTGGTGGTTCTGGTGGTAAAGGAGGAAATGGTTATTGTAAAATAATCACTCTATTATGAGATACGCAGTAATAAATAAAGAAACAAATAAAGTAATAAATG